GCAAATAAGGTTATTTATCATATCATAATAGAAATAGAGGCAGTTGCTTACAGTTAGGTGAAAAAAAAATGACATGGGCAGACAGCGATTATACATACAGAAAAAAAATAACTGTTGACCATACGAAGGTTAAAGCAGATTTAATAAATTATCCAATGCTTATTTATGTAACAGATGCAGACTTAAAAGACGTTGCAAATAGCGGACATGTCGAATCTGAATTTGGATATGACATATGTTTTTATGATTCAACAAACACAACAAAATTAAAACACGAATTGGTGACATATACTAAAACAACAGGAAAAATAGAAGCATATGTAAAAATAGACACACTAGATACAGATGCAGACACAGAGATATATATGTATTATGGAAATGATGATATTGTTACAACTCAAAATTCAACAGATACGTGGAATTCTAATTATATTTTTGTGCATCACTTGAAAGATTTAACAACAAGCACAACTGCGGATAGCACAGCAAACTCTTTCACAGGAACAAAAACAGCAGCAAATGGTCCGGCAGAAACAACTGGTTATATAGAAAAAGGTCAAAGTTTTGATGGTAGCGATGATTGGATAAATATTGGAGACAATGATAAGTTAACGCCAACTAAACATACAATATCGTTTATAATAAAACCAAACACACAAGTAGTTTCTACTGCTTATTTATTTGCAAAAGAAGGTCCACGATATTCAACAAATGTTGAGACAAGATGTTATTTTTACAGTTCAGCAGTTCATTATAACGTAATGAGAAAAGATGGTGGATATATAGGTAGAAAAGATTCAGATGGAATGACAACATTAGGAACTTCTGATTTTCACCTTCTTACAATGGTATGGGATGGTGGAACTTCAAATTCTTCATTAAAAATATACATAGATGGTCAACAAGTAGATGATGCAGATGCGGGTGGTGCAGCATTTACTGGAATAGTAAACACAGTTGCAAATTTTGGAATAGGAACAAATCCATATAATCCACCTGCATATTGTTGGAAAGGTATAGTAGATGAAGCACGGTTTTCTAAAACAGACTACGCACAAACCTGGATAGAGACTGAATATAATAATATATTTTCACCAGGCACGTTCATGGATTTTGACATCGAGGAAATCGAATCTGCCGGAACTGATTACACTGTAATATTATCAGATTCTTTTTCAATAGCAGAATCACTATCAACATTAAAAGGAACTGGGTATTCACGAAGTCTGTCTGACACACTAACAATATTAGAATCATTGGTGACATTAAGCGGAATTGGACACACTCGTAATTTAACTGAACTATTAACAATTTCAGAATCACTAACTAGACAATCTGAATATAAAAGAAGTATAACAGACACATTAACAATCGCTGAATCTTTATTAAAACAGAGTGGATATAATAAATCTCTATCTGATTCTATTTCAATATCAGAATCACTTTCAAAAATACATGGAATAAACGTATTACTATCAGACACATTATCAATATCAGATAGTTTCTCAAGGCAGGTAGACTATAAAAGAGTCATATCTGATATATTAACAATAAAAGATAAATTAGTAAAAACATATACCCCAGGTTCAACTATCATATATGATTTCTTCGACCCAAGGATAACAATAAGAAATACAATAGCAAATGTATTTGATTTATTCTTAACTGGTGATACGCAAAAAGCAATAGAAGTGACATACAATGGAAATGATATTCAGATACCAATATATTTAGTTGAGGAAACAAAATCAAACAACTCACCATTACCACCAATGCCTTTTATAGAATTAGGGTTATCATGCGGTGCTGAACCGGTTAATGTTCTTGCGACAGGTAGAAAAAGAGTTGCAAGAGTTACAGCAACAATATATTATACAAAAAATGACGATGTAGACCAAATAGCATTTGGTAAATTAATATCAGATGAACTATGTAATCTGATAAGAACGTATCAGTGTAGTATGTTTGCAATTGATTTTATAAATGTAAACAACACTGGTAGAGTAATTGAGGAATATAGAGAGAATCAAGTTGTGTATGTTAAAAAAATGGAGATATATGTATTACACTACTATTTGTAAGAAATTGGAGGAATAAAAAATGTCGTTAAGCGAAAAATCAAAGTTAGCAACAAGTGTTGTTCATGTGGAATTAATAGGTCCAGATGGTCAACTGAAAGAAGAAAGATGGGTGCATAACACGATAACAAATGCAGGGGATGCTCACGTTGCAGACCAAATGAGTGATGGTGGAGAAAATGCAATGTCTCATATGGCTATTGGTGATGATGATGACCCCGCACCCGCAGCAGGTGACACAACATTGAATAATGAGATAGACAGAAACGCCCTAACAAGTAAAACGCAAGGTGCAGGTGGAGATGACAACGATGTAATATACGTTGGAGATTGGGCAGCAGGTGATGGAACAAATGCAAACATAGTTGAGGCAGGAATATTTAACGCTGCTGCTGCCGGAACAATGTTATGTCGTGCAAAGTTTACTGCGGTAAATAAGGGTGCTGCTGACACATTAAAAATAACCTGGACAGTCACATTTGGTGCATCATAATTAGAATAAAATTAAAGGAGGAAAAAAACAATGGCAAGTTTAGGACTTCCCTTTCAAGGGGAAATAAGATATTATGTAGAATCTGGATATTGTGTATGTGGTGAACCGACACAAACAGGATTACCAATATCAATTAAGGTTCTTGATGCAAGAGTTAGTCTTGCGGATAAACACAAAGGACTTCGTGGAATAGACCAACCTTCCGTGTGTTATCTGCTCGAACAGTGCGAAGATTGGAGTTTCCATCTTGAGTATATTCCGCAATGTGGTGATACACTCGCAGAGGATGCTTTCGTTAGTGACCCAAGTGATTGCACACGAAAATCAATTACTTTCTATCTGCAAACAAATGCATGTTTAGGTAGTGACCAGACCATATACAAAATCTGCGGTTCAGTTGGTAAGACTTGGAGAATTTCATCGAGTATTAACAACGAGTATATCTACACGATGGACTTTGATGTTTGTAGTGTTGTTACAGAATCTAGTGCAACTGGTTCAACTCCAACACCACTAGCAGGTGCGATATGTGCCTTTAACATTGCAGGTTCTATCGAAGATGGTTCTGGAAATCCACTCGCTTATATCACGAACTCGATTGACGTAACTATTGATACCGGAGTTAAATCATACTTCGACCACGATTCTCTAGTAAAACAATATGCAATACCTGGGGAACTTTCAGTATCAGGTTCAGTTGACATATCACTCGATGAGGGTGGTGGTGTCCATCTTTCCGATGTTGTGAATCAAGCGGTGTTCGACATAGTATTATCTCTTGGGTCTACTGGATGTCCAGAGATAACATTAGAGGACTGTCAATGGAAATCGTCTGAAATTGATGTGAATATATCCGGTGATATAATGAAAGAATCCGCACCGTTTACTGCACACACTTTTTCATACGCAACAGTGTAGAGGGGAAACCCTCTCTATTATTCTTTCGTGGGAATAGAATCCGTTCAACTCGGATGAAAGGATTTGAGGTAAATCATGTCTAAAAAGTATAGTGTTAAGTTCGTAAATGGAGGAAAACCATTCGATATGCCAGAGTGGACCGTAGCAAAGCACGAAGATTTTTTAAATGAAATGCTGCCATATGAAGAAAAAGTAAAATTAAACATTTTGAAAAAAGATGACTTTGATAAAATATTCCGAGCAAAGATGGTTCTGAAAACCTTAACAGAGATAGATAGTAAAGTTACAGAAAAAGATTTGATGTCACTACATCCAGACGATTTCATATCACTATGGATGGCAGTATATAATTCTGGAAAAAAGGGTATCGAAGTGAACACGCAGGATTTTCAGAAAGGGGAGTAGAATCCCCTGAAATGACATTAGAGGAACAATTAAAAAATATCATAGAATGGAGATATAAAATATATCTCTCGGTTGGAAATATGTCTGATATATTACATATGTCATATTATGATTTTAGAGGGGTTATAAATCAGATGATATATGAAAATAAACCATCAGACAGAAAATACCGAAAACTATCAAATACCCAAAAAGGTATGATTGAAAAAATTAAACAATTAAAAAAACGGTGATTTAAATGGGAGATGACGTAACCAAAAGGATAACGATACAATACAATGATAACGGTAGTATAAAAAAGATGACGGAACAGACCCAACAGTTAAACCGTGAAACTGGAAAGTTAGTTACCACAATGAACGTAGATGTTGGAAAAGGATTAACCACCGTTAAACAAACAACGACAGATGCAAGTAAGGGAATGTCAACATTGGGTAGTGTTGCCAATTCAACTATGATGAGATTCATAGGATTAAATGCAATCATTGGTTACGCACAACAGGGTTTTCAGGAATTGAAACAATGGGTAAACGATAGTGTTGAATCTTTTCGTTCATTTGAAAAACAAATGGCAGAAGTAAGTTCAATCTTAGATAATACAACTAGAGATTCACTACCTTCATTAGAAGTTGGAATTACAAATCTTTCAGTTAAATACGGACAGGCAGTTGGTGATTTAACAAAAGGATTGTATGAAATAGTGTCGGCAGCATTCGAAGTTAACGATGCAATGGACCTATTAAATACTGTAACCAAGGCATCTATCGCAGGTCTAACGAGTGTAACAACTGCTGCAAAGACATTTACTGGTGTGCTGAATGCATATGGTCTATCTGCATCACACGCTGCTGAATATTCAGACATGATGTTCGAAGCGGTAATTCGTGGTAATTTCGTATTTGCTGATTTAGAAAGTTCATTAGGTTACGTTACACCAATTGCTGCAAGTGCGGGAATTGAATTTAAAGAAGTCGCTGCTGCACTAGCAACTGCAACGAGACAAGGACAACACATAGATTCAGTTACTAGAGGTCTTGGTCTTTTAATCCAGGGGATAATAGACCCAACAAAAGAAGCAGCAGATGCAGCAGCAAAATACGGGATAGACATGTCTGCGACAGCACTACGAGCAAACGGTTTAAAGGGATTCTTGGAACAACTAAGTGTAGCAACGAGTAAATATGGAACACAGATACTACCTCAATTAATTGGAAACATGAGAAGTTTAAGAGTTGCTTTAGCATTAGCAAGTGAAACTGGTCTGAAAGGTTTCACCGAAGATATGTATTTAATGGAAACTGCAACTGGTAAAACCGATGCTGCTCTTACTCAAATGATGAACACTCAACAACAGATGGCAGATATTCTTTCACAATCTATGGAAAAGGTAAATAGAGGAATCGGTGAAGCATGGACCGGTTTCGACATGTGGTGGAAGAAAGCACAACTATGGTGGGGAACTTTCTTTTCAGGTGGAAATGCAGACGAGGCACTTCAAAGATTCGATTCATCTATTGAGGCAATAAGGCAATCGTATATTAAAAACTTAATAGAACCTGCAAAGAAAGGAGAACCAACTATATTTGAGAAACTAATTAGTGGTGTTTCGATAGGAAAAGCACTACCGATGGACACAATCAACAAATATCTAACTCTTGCTGATAAAATAGAAAGTAGTAATAAAAAACTAACTGCATCGGCACAAGCACGTGAGGCATTAGAATCATTGCAATATCAAACGAGTAAACCAACTGGTGATTTTTGGAATACAAAAAAACCATCTGAAATGACAGTCGGTGATTATCAAAAACGTGGTATGGTAGATGAAAACACACTTAATGTTGTAAACACACGATTAAAGGAACTAGGGATGGAATTAATAACAGATAAAACACTCGTTTCAGAATTAGCAAATGTAATGGGAAAATTAAACAGTGCAAATGTTGAAGCAACTGGAATACTAGAAAACTTAATCTCACAGGAATCGGATTTAAGACCAACGATAGACGGAGTTGTTACAGCATTTGAAGATATGGCAAGTTCAATAAATGAAAGTAAAATAACTATTATCTCATTGCAGAGTGAAATGGTAACATTACAAGAAAACATACAAGAAATGGGAGATTCACTTGCAATAATGCAAGTTGAAAAACCATTTGCAAAGTTTCAAGAATACGCAAGTATGGCAGCAAAGTATGGTGGTCAATACATAGACGAACTATCTGGAACATTTGATGCATACGGAAATAGTATGGCAGATGTTATCAATATCATATATGAATATAACTCTGCGTTAGAAGAACAGAAAAAAGAGACAAAAGAGGCAGAAAAGGCATCGAAGGATTTACAAATTCAAATGGCATTTAACAATATTGAAATGCTTAAATTACAATTGATTGGGATGATTAGACGTAGAGGAAACACAAGAGCAGAACAAAGACAGATGAAACAACTAGAAATAGAAAACACAAAACTACGAATAGAAGAAATGAAAAGACAGTATGATGCAGAGGTTTCAAACAACGATGCAGTAAATTCAGAGAAAGAGGAAGCATATAATGAGGCACAGTTTATCTATCAAAGATACGTTGATTCAGAACAGTTTGCAATATGGAAATTAAAAGAATCGAGAGATGATGATATTGCAGATTTGGTTTCACACATTGCACAAGAAAAAGAGGCATTAGCAACAAGAACAATTAATTTAGAAAATGAATACACAAAATTAAAAACAATGCAGACATTATACGGTAGTTCTTTAATAGCAGTTGCCAATGACCCATCGTTAGCATCAGCATATAAACAACTATTAGGAACTACTGCTATTGAAGATGCAAGAAACTCATATGCAGAATATCTCAACTTCATTAAAACAAATAATGTTTCTGGTATGGATATAACATCACCAACAACGACAACACCATCTCCAATATCAAAAGTTAAAGACTTTATAAGACAGATAAGAGGTTACGCAGATGGAACAGACTACGTTCCAGAAACAGGATTGTATAAGTTACATCAAGGTGAGGCAGTAATACCAAAAGGTGAAAATGGTGGTTCTGCCGGAGTTACTATAAACATAAATAATCCAGTTGTTCAAAATCCCGCAGATATTTCAAAACTTGCCAATGCGTTAGAAAATGTAGTGAGGGCAAATCTAGTTGACAAACAAACAGGCAAGAGCAAGTATAGGATGTGATTTAAATGGTGAGAATCGGTTCTATAAATGGAACGATAAGACCCGCAGTTCCTTGGTTAGAGTTCTATGCAGGACAGACTAGCACAGCAACGGTTTCACCAGATTGGAATAACATTATGTGGGAATACTGGCAAGATGAGCAACTAGTAATATGCACATCTGATTTTGAATATCAGACAGATGATGTTGAAGGAAGAATAAAAGTTAACACATCTGGTCTTTATTTAATAACATTAGAATTAGGTTTCACAGATGGTCAAAAAGCAGCATACGTTCTTACTAGATTTTTAATAAACGGTGATGAAATAGTTGGAACGAGAGCAAGTGCATCAATATCAGCACAAGATAAATTAATATATATAACATCATCTCGAACATTGTATATCGAAGCAGGAGACATATTAACATTTCAATATACAACAGATAGTGATTCTGTATCATTTACTGACAATAATCATGGTAGATTACGAATACAATTCATCCCAATGTTGGGGTGGAATAACAATACTGGTGGAAGTGTAGTAAATAGAGGAATAAGGCGATAATATGTCAAGTGATTTACCATTTTATGAAACGCTATATGGTATTTATGTGAACCATTGGAAATGGACATATGGTAGTGGTGAGTTCGTTGATGCTCATTACATGCTAACAAAAGAATATCTCAACGAGGGTTGTTTAACGACAGATTATACTTCAATCAGTGCAGGAACTAATACATTTAAGTTTCTTTATCCTTACTGGATTAAAAAGAAATACTATATAGAGGGAGAAGTTGAGGGTCATTTTTCTATTGCAGCGAATACCGATGACGGAACGATAGAAACATACGAATTAAAAGTAATGAAAGTAGATGACCTTGGAAATACTAGCCAGATAGGCACTACAGGTGTAATAACTTTGAATTACACATTAACGTGGGATGCGGGTCTTTCAGTTGGTGACGAACTAGTTGTTCCATTTTTCATAGACATAACACCAGAGATTGAGATGCTCGATAGAGAAAGGATATACGTTGAAATTATAATTGTTTCAACGGCAGGAAATTTAATATTATATCACTCAAATGATGCAACGTGGCAAGACATAAAAATAAGTATTCCATTTAGAGGTATTTAGATGGGTCACGCAGTTCCAACAATATCATTAACATTATCGGGAAATCTTCCACAAACAACAGAAATGATAAGACCAATATCAATAGGAACTGGTAGTTGTAACTTCGATGATTGGATGACGAAAACTGGCGATTCATATTCACAGGTTAGTGATATAGAATCGGATGGCGATTCGTCTTATATCTATATTTGCGGTCAATTAGCAACAAATAATAGTTTCTTAGATATGTTTGAAATGTCTGATGTTTCACTACCAGTTGGAAGTGTAGTTGATTATGTTAAAATAACAGCAATAGTTAAAAATTTAATACATTGGGAATGGACAGATGATGGAACTGGTGTGCCTTATGGAAATGTAGTCGATACAGATGGATATACAACATTTTGGTTATCAACAGACGATTGTAGCACAATAACATCATCACCTAGTTTACCATTGCAGTATCCAAATAGAAATCCATATTATCAGGATATGTTTGAAACTGAAACAGATTGGTATGGTCATAATTATATATCAACATTATGCCCATCAACCGGATTGCCTTGGACAGAATCAGATATAAATTCATTGAATATCGGAATAAGCACTAGAACACACTCATCTTATGGTTATTATGCATCTGAATTTCCAATGGAAATATGCACCGCTAGTTCAAGATGGCTTAAAAGTGCGGGTGGAACAAATTCAGTAACAGTTATTCAAGATGATGACGATGCAACATATATGATGTATCCGCAAGATAACTCAGACCCAACTGGAAATAACTTATTATATACAATAAATGATGATTCAGATGGAGATTGGGATTCACAACAAGCGAAGTGTAATTTAACTTACGTTGGAATTGAAATATGTGCAAGAGCATGTAAATCTGGTTCTGGTGCATCAACAAAATTTAAAATAGTAATAAAAAATAATGGTAATTATTATTATTCACCAGAATATACAAGAACGTCAAGTTCATATACGAATAGTTGTTGGACATTAACAGAAAGACCTTGGGATTCTCAACCTTGGGAACAAGAGGATTTCGACCCCGCAAACACAGAATTTGGTGTTGTTGTTACAGAAAGAGCAAGTGATGCATATTTACGTCTTTCAGAATATAAATTAAGTTTTACAACATATTTTTCCACAAGTGAAGTTAGATGCACACAACTATTTGCAACAATAGTTTATAGTGAAGAACCACCATGCCCATGTCTATTACCAAAACCAGTAGACATACGAGTAGACCAAGACTTAGAAACAATGGGATTGAACTTTTGGTCTGGTAATAGAGAGGTCTACGGATTGGGTCGTTCATCAAAAAGAACGACACTATCTGGATTGATGTGGGATGGTTGCACTGATAGTGTAACCACATGTGAAGATTTAATAGAATGCATAAGAAGTTTAGCAAAAAGGCAGCAACCTATTTCAATAGATGGTCTTAGATACGATGACCTCAATACCGATTATAATATTACAGCGTTCTCTTGGAGACAAGTATGTGAATGTCCGAATAATTATGAGTGGAGATTGGAATTAGAGTTTACTGATTCCACTTGCACGATATAGGAAGATAACCATGAGTGAAACACAATATGAATATTATACAAACACATTCACAACAAATAATATGATACACGGTGTAAATCAAAGTGCAATGACATTTACAATAGGAACTGTTGGTCCAAATACAACACATAAGTTGACAAGCATAAAACTTCGTCTTGCAAAACAAGGAACTCTAACTGGAAATTTCACAATTTCAATATTTAATACTAGCGGTGGAAAACCAACTGGTTCTGCATTGACAACATTAACAATTGATGCAACCACACTAGGTAACGCAGCATGGATTGAATATACAATAGTTGATTCTCTTTTTTTAAGTTCATCTACAATGTATGCAATTGTTGTTTCATATCCAAATGGTGATATAAGCAATTATGTTAGATGGTTTAGAACAACAGGTGGTTATGCAGGTGGTGCTGAATGCGATTCAGGTGATTCTGGTTCTACTTGGTCTATTGATACTCACGACCTTGGTTTTTATGAATATGGTCATGTTGAACATGCGGTATCATTGGGAGACACATTAGATATTTCAGATGTTCTAGCAGCATCATTACCAACTGATGGGATAATGATTAGATATTCAAACATGTGCGGACTTCCTAAATCAGATGGGCATTACGATGATTCAACACCAACAAATATTTATCATATTTATTTACATAGACCATATTACAGCAATGCAGATGGGAATTTATCACTTGATTCAACAAACTTATCTTTTAGAAGTGGAAATTACAAATCATATATTGACAGCATTAACGATGAAGAAATACACATTAGAGGATATGAAAATGTAGATGCTATGGTAAAGTTCAATATAATTTCGCAACTTGCAGATTACGGTGAGGAAATAGAATTTTCAGGGCTAAAATCAACATGGGATGGAATTTACATAATATCAAATTTTTCATACTCACCGATAGGAATAGGAAAAACAACATCATCTGATGCGTTTGAATACAAGATAACATTAAAATTTGTGAGGGATTTATAATGAAAAAAGCAATGAAAAAATTAGATAAGGATGATATGAAAGCATTAATGACAGCAATAAGACAATTTGCGAAAGAAACAAAAGATGACGAGATAGCAGCAGTATCATCAAAAATAACAAACAAAGACATATTATTCTACTTTCTTGCACAGAATGCCTCACTAGAAACAAGAGTCACTAAGATAGAAACCACACAAAAACTTTCGATGTGGTTTATAGGTATAGCATTAGCGATAATATCGCTTTGCGTTGGTGTTCTCCAATGTTGATATTAGACGTTGCAATATTATTCACAGAATTACTTGCTATATTTACTCTACTTAAAACAAGAAATTACTTATATAATAAAAAAGGATACATCGTAGGACCATATGAAAATACAATAGCATTAACTTCATTTTTTATTGGCTTACTAGGCATAGGAATTTACCTCAATGAGAGAGTGTTAATGTTGCTGTCACTACCATTTTTTGTTTACCTCATAGTGCCAGTAATATTTTTCTCATTGAAACAGTGGAAGGAATTTTTAGGATTACTAAATGCATATCTAAGGAGATAAAAATATAATGTTATCTGTTGATGACTTTGGGTGGTTGTCTCCAAATGGGGAATTTATTTATAGGAAACAACTACATGCAAAAACAGCATATGATATATTTAAAAAATACTATCCGAAGGACTATCAGATATTCAACCAAATGTGGTATGATAAAAAATTTTGTGATTTACGTGAATATAAATATATGAACTTTAATGATTATCTATCAGAACAATTATTAAGAAAAGGTTGGATTTGCATTGAACAAAATGGTATCGTATTGTGTCTTTGCATAGAACAAATAACACCACAACAACACTCATGTTTAAATATAAAAGATTTTAAAATAAGAGAAACACAATATTGGAAAAATAGAAAGAGGTAAAATTATGACAGAAGAAAATAAACTTTGGTGGAAAAGCAAAACCCTTTGGGTTAACATTATAGCGTTGGTCGCAATGATAATCCAAGCAAACTATGGTTTTATCGTTGCAGCAGAAGAACAAGCAGCGATAATTATAGTTGTAAACTTAATACTTCGTGCTATAACTAAAACAGGATTGGAAAAATAAGTTTAGCATGAAAAAACCAATTAAGTTTCAATGGCGTGGAAATCATCACGGTTATTATGGTGTTTTTCTGGTCGCTTTCGGTCTATTTAACTATTATATGGGCATAGACAATGGGCAGTTAAGCGATTTAAGCGGGTTGTGGTTGTCTGCTGCGGGTCTTGGTGCTTTGTGCATCATAGACGACATAATAGAACACAAAATAACGAGTGACACACCATTGAGAAAACTATATCGGTGGATTTATAAAATAAAAGAATAAAGGATGGGAGGAAATCATCCTCTATTCTGCGTTACTGTAAACTTCACCGTTCTCTTTTTTCTTTTTATCTTCATACGGTGCAATCATTCTTCGGTATAATTCCTGTTTGCAGCACTCTAACGCACCGATAATCTCATTGTATCGTGCATAGTTTGCATCATCTATCTGCCTGTCTATAATCCAGGTTATCAGGTAATTCAAATCTCCGGCACTTAGTTTATTTAGGTCTGCACACAGTTTAAATGGTAGTTGAACTGCCTTGAATTTTTTTCTATTTTCTACGGTTATGTATGGTATTTTATCACCCCGTTCCTTCCCCATATTTTACAAGTTGGTGTAATCTCGCAAGTTTCATCTGTTTAATTGTTTCCACTTTATCATCACCGTATATCACCCGTAACTGCGATAGCATTATCTCAACGTCTGCTATTTCTTCTATAATATCAGCATCGGTTGTTCCGTTATGATGTCTATTTCGTTTCATAATCGCTTGAATCAACTCTGCACATTCCTCTATTGCCATACCAATCTGTGCGTTTTCACCCCAAAGGTTTAATGCTCTACGATAAATAGATTTTTCATCTGTCATATTTTACCTCCTTAATTATAATCAAGATAACCTAATATTTTTTTCATTGTGTAATAATTAACTTCTTTTTCGTATTCAACTTGCCCATCTTCTATTACAGCAATGGTATAAACCATAATTACTTCCTCTTTAACATTTTTAATTCGAACTCCAATGCTTTTTCTTCCTCTTTACAGTGAAACGTATAGTGGCACAGTTCGTGATAAACAACACCAACCCAAGATGAGGCAGTTCCCTCGTAATTATATGGGTATAGTAAATCTATGTTTCCAGATGGGTAACACAAACCAACACACTTTTCTTTACCGAATGTTCTCCGAAAACGTATTCTGTTTGGTTTTGTAACGTGGTAGAAATCACAGAATATTATAACAGCGTGATTGAACTTAGTGTAATCAAGGATAACCTTGTATTCTTTGTTTTCATTATAAAAACTTTCTAATAATCTATACATCCTTTTACACTTCGTTAGTGATGGTAGAAGCATCCTCATTTCTTTTTCCTCCGTTTTAATGATTCCAGTTCTTTCATAATAAGTCTATTGTGTTCTTGAATTTCTTTTAGCATTGCCCAGGTCATGTATCTACTAACACTGTTCTTATCCTCGTATTCTTTCTCACTTCTTGCAAGTTTAAACACACGATATGAAAGAACACCCATTGCGACACAAGAAAATAGATAAATACCAACAAGTGGCAACGATAGAGACATAGGCAAACCAACCTGTGCAAGAACGAGAGGAAATAGTGCTGCAAGATAGATGAAATCCTTAAACATGCCAATGTAATAACCACCCTCACCGTAGTATGTCCTTCCCATTGTGAAAATATCCCTTGCTCGTTTTAATCCGAATCTTGATGATGATGTTGATTTATTTACATCTAATCCATCTGAATACTTCGAAAGGTCACGGAAGTATTTGTGATAAGGATATTTCTTTTCTGTCATGCTATCCAAACTCTTTTTTTTCCTTCTTTTTTTGTGTGTATGTAAACCCATCCTTTTTCACGTAAATCTAACTCTGGTTTTTCATACTTTAATTTTTCCATCTCTTTTGCTATCTCGGTCCAATCTCGGTGTTCATTTCCAAAACAGGTAAACGGGAATAACTTCTCACCACGATTGAGAATAGGACTACCCGCAATGCAATCATACGGACTTGGTTTTCTTTTTGTAACCATTTTTATCCAACCATCTTATAAACTCATCTAATGTTTTGAACCGATAGTCTGCGTAAACACGAATCCAGGGATGCTCTGAATATTTTTCACTAATGACAAATACAAGTTTTCCAGTTTTATGTGCGTGTGATATTTCAAATGCAGTTCCTAGACTTGGTTCGTGGATGATGGTAAGTAAACCATCTCTATTGTCTATATTCGAAAGGTCACGGTAGACGAGTTCCTCACAATCTGCCTGTGTTCGTTTAAATGAAGTGGTGTCTCTCGAACTCTTAGATAGTATTAATCGTCTGTCTTTTCTGCTCATTAAATCAAAAAATGGATTAAGTAGATTAAGGTTATACTCTCGTTCTAAGTTCAACTCCAATACTCTAAATTCGTGTCTCCTATCGAAACTATGTGCAAGATAGAGGTCTAACATCTTTTTTTCTTTCATCGTTTAAATCCCCCGATTCGATTGAATATGTAAATGTTGATAGCCAGTTGAACGATAGCGACAGTTAATGCAAACGGAAGCGATAGCAACGAATAGGCGATTATAACCAAAACAAGTGAAAATATTTTCAATCTAAAGTGCCACTTTGAAAACCCATTGGTTGCACACTTTTTAAGTTTGTGTAACTTGAGTGCTTGACGAATATCTGCTAAGACGAATCCAAGACTTGCTATCGTTAAAATTAAATCTTCAATCACAGGTATCTCTCCCCTCTATCTGGAAAAATAACAACGATATTTACTTTTTTGTTTTTAGGTTGTAGTTTTGCAATATATAACGCAGCACACATTGCAGCACCACTACTCGGACCTGCCAATATTCCTTCTTTTAATGAAAGGTCTTTAATCGTGCTGTTGGTTTCTGCGTTGTTCACGCAAATTGCCTGTTCTATTTCCCTTCGGTCAAATATCTTTGGTCTGCGTTGTATTTCCAAATTTTTCAATCCTTCTATTCTACTTTTTGGGTCTGGCATCACACCGTATATTGACCAACCGAGAGGTTTTAATCTTTTACTGCAACCCATTATAGTTCCTGTCGTTCCCATTGCACAGACTAAAATATTAATTTCTGCATCGTAACCAGTAATATCCGCATCTATTTCTTTTGCTGTTGTCTGATAGTGACACTCGATACTTTCTTCATTGTCATACTGATTAAGCCACACGTAATTTGATTTTACAGACATTCCCTCAACAAAAGCGATGCAATCATCAATAGTTCCATCAATTATTTCAACTGTCGCACCGAATGCTTTCATTATCTTAATCTTTTGTTTTGCAGTTGACTTTGGAACTAGGAGTTTACATTTAAAACCGTATTTTACCGCAGCAATAGCCAATCCTATGCCCGTATTTCCAGATGTTGCCTCAATAATGGTATCGTCTTTCGTTAAATAACCTTTTTCAATTGAAGTTTTAACCAACCAATCGCCAACTCGGTCTTTAATAGAACCACCAATAGAGCAACCTTCAAGTTTAGCAAAGAATCTTATATTTTCTGTTTCGTATGTTTTTAATCTCACCATTGGTGTTTCCATTTTATTTCACCCAATCAATACACTTTCACCATCGTTGCATACGTTTTTATTGCAATCATCGAAGATTGAATATTTTGTAATCCTTTTAAACTGACAGTATTTGATAATATCATTAAGTTCTTTCTGTTTAATGAACTCAATGTGTTTTTCATCTTTATCATCCCACCACCATATTTTCCAGTTTCTATATTCCGTTGCACTCTTTCCGCTATTACTAGCGAAGTTTTTTTCATCCAATGTGATTGACATAGTAAACCTGAATTAAAGAATAAAGAAGTGGTTAACGGTCCACTTCAACTTTAAATTTGTAAGCATCCTTGCCCTTACCAGTTCGATACATTCCAAGGTATGTGATTCGTATTAAGTCACCTTCTTTTACTTGTGGAACATCTTTAGTTCCGTATCCCATTTGTTCGTTCAAAGCGGTCTTTCCTGTAATGACTAGAGGTTTATCGACACCTTTCACTTGCAATTGGTAGACTTTTTTGTATATTGTTGAATCGGTTACTTTGAGAAGGATTCCTTCAACTGATTTGCCTTCCTCGACAATATAGGAGTTTTGTTTTGCTTTTTCTTTGCCGAATGCTACAAAAATAATTTCCTCTCGTTGCTCGGTAAACGCCATCTATTCATCACCTTCCTCCGCAGATGGTGCGGTGTTTTTACAACTGTCAAAGGAGACTTGTCTAACATTTGCACGTAGTAATTCCAGTGCATGACTTTGCCTCCAAGCGACCCTGTGGAAAAAATCATCGTATCCAACAACTCTCGGTATAAGATACACACCGTATCCTTTTGTCGCAATAGCAACGTATGCTCTCTCGGACAGAGTTGCAACGTGTGTGAAGTAAGGTAAGTCCGTTGGGAACTCAACAAGGTCATTGAAATCCTGCTTATGCGATATTACCATGAATTTTGGTAATCTGAATATAACAGATAGCATTTTAATCACTAAATCTGTATTCATAAGTATAGGATTATCATGGACACAAACAACTACCTCATCGTATTTGTCCGATACTGCCATGATTGACATTATCATTCCGAAAGTTGGTGGTTGTGCTTCGATTGGTATTAAGACAACCTTGAAATCTTTATTTTGAATATCGTCACTCATTCTTTCACTATCCATGTTACTATGTCTCTCATTTTTCCTTTTCTGTGACTTATAAGAACTGCTCTAAGTCCGTGTTCTACTGCGGTGTTTTTTAATTCTTCCATATCATCTGGAAGATAAACCTTTGTGGTGTTTTTACATTGAATTAATATGGGTTGCCACTCGTTAATCATTCGTAGTGGTGGAAATGCAATAAGGTCTGCCGGTGAGTGCGACCCCGCAGTTCTGAACACAAGATAACCTCTTTCTTCGTATTGTTTTTTTATTTTGTATTCGAATGCTCTGCCTTTTTGATAGTTCTTATTTGGCATTAGTTCTCGCACTCTTTTGTTGCTCGTATTCATCGAGATATATCTGTATATCATTGACACAAGAGTTAAGTGAATTTCCAAGGTGTGTAAATCCAACTTTGTTTACAACATCTCTAGCACTGACACATGTTTTTTTCAAATCGAGAAGAAATAACACTAACTGTTTTTCTACCGATTCTATCTGTTCTTTTGTTGGTCCTTCTCCCATGTTTGTTTTGTCCTTAATTCCAACTGTGTCTTTTATTTTTACTTCGTGGTCTGTCATTTAGTTCACCAGTGAATCAAAATATTCTTTCCAGTGATACTCGTCTTTGTTTCGATTAAAGTTGTTTATCTGTTTGTCCAACCGTTTTATTCTAAGCAACCGGCTAGGTAATAGTATATCGTCTATGACACCGGTTCTTACTTGCACTTTCAGTCGCAACTGCTTTTCTTTGTTCCACAATTTTTTTAGTTCGCTAACCATTTCTCTCAATCCCCATATCTTCTCTTACTACAAACAATCCTATTGTTCTTTTCAATACCTCTATATCTTCCTTATCTAACAAATCGAGATACCGTGATACTTCGTGTATAAGAACTTTGTCTGCCTCTTTGAAAGATTCCGCATCAGTTACCGTTAGAGTAACGGACTTATACTTCTGCGGAAATATAGTTATTCGCTTTTCAACTTTCATTGTGATTCCTCATAAACATAATGTTCGACCCCTTTATAAACATATGGGTCGCAGATAGTCTCTCCAAGCAGTGTTCTTTTGTCGTATTCCTGGTAGAACTTAAGAACTCCATCGTCACTCGTTGATTTTTGTTCTTTATCTTCTACTATATTAATGTTTGCAATACTTACTATCGTTAAAGTCAATATCACCAATAGTAACACTAAAGTTGACTTCATTCTATCACTATTCCGTATTTTTCCTTTGCCAGTTTCACGATTTGTTGGTATAACTCGTTTGTTATAACCCCAGGTCTTGAATCGGAACACTGTATTAAGCCATTCATCATTGCAATAAGTGTGATAGGACCGCCACCAGTTCCGCACCTGAAACAGTGCCAGACACCCTTCTCCATGTTGATAGAAAAGTTCCCACCTGTATGACTACCATGAACGGGATGCTTACCAACAAACTCCCCGTTCTTTGGTCGAAGGTTGTCAAGGTTTATAATCTTCGACATGTCGACATACTGATAGTTGTTCTCACCAGAGTATTGTCCTGCTGTTTGTTGTGGAATATAATCAGCGAATATTTCTTTTATGTGTTGGTCTGTTATTGTCGCTATCGGAATATCACTAACAACTGTATAAGTATTCCCATTTGGGTGCATCGAGTTTGGTCCTATGACTTGAGAACCTCGCCACTGTATTTCCCCGTAGTGTATCCCGTCTTTGTCCTTCAATACTATCTTTTTTTCTAGGTCTGGTATGATATAATAAAAGTGCTTTCCACCACTACCGGTTTTTACCGTAAATGTTTTCGGTAATCTACTTTCAACTATAAACGCAATAGCATCATCGTCTGCATCTATCACGGCAAGATTTCCATAACCACAAGCAATACCATAGTTGTTGTTTCGTGTTGTCCAGTTTGTCAACGTCTGGTCGAAGTAAACAAAGTTATTCGTGTGTTGCCAATCGCTATCGAGTGGTTTTTTTCTTCCCATCGGTCCATCCATATCTATTCTAATAAAGCGAAAGGCATAATTCTTTAATTGTTCTGGAATAACTAAAGTCATCTTTAATCACTCACCACCGGAAAACGGAAGATGCTTTGGGCTTCTAATAGAATAATTGTTGTCATCCACATTAACCTTCGGTTTGCAATAAGCACACGTGCTACGTTTAAATCGTGATAGATTTATAATGTGTTGTTCCATACGTCTGCGTTCATGTTTAAGTTCCTGCCTAAATTTAACATCTCTATATAATGGGTGAATTACTTTTCCCATTGTCGCTATCTCGAACATCTTTTTTGATAATGCCTTTTTATTTGCTTTTGCCATTATTTCTCATTCCTCCAATCTCTTTTTATTTGTTCTATCATTTCATTCCAAAAGTTTCTAAGCCAGTGTGTCATTTTAGATACCCCACCTATTTTTCAAGTATTCGATTGTGTAGTTTGTCGCTTTAATGTCATCCATGTGTCCTAGTATGCTAGATTCGTATGATAGTTTAAGCACCGGTATAGAATTAAAGAAACGCATTAGATAGTCTGCCTGTCTTATTGCCATTTTATGTCGTTGTATTTCTTCCTCTAAGAACTCGATGAAATAACCTGCCTCTTTTTTATCAAGTTTTTTTTCATCTAAGTGTCTGCTACCATTATGCCCTTGTTTAAACTCTATCATTACATACCCTCCATGAATTTTTGTGCAATAATATCGAACTTAACCGATGTGTTGTGGTCCTCGTTGTTAGTCAACCAAGCATGTATTTCTTCGTGTGTCAACACATAGCATACTGCCTGTTCGAATGTCTTATAATCGCTAAATACTTTTCCCTTTCCTTGATATGAGGATACTTCTTTTGCTATCAGTGGAAGGTTAACTACAATTAGATTTTCATGTCTACAATAACCACCCAATGCATTCTCCATAAACATATATGCGTTCATTGTTCCCATTATCTTTGCAAACGGTAAGAAAGAAAGTCTAATGTCCGTTATCATTTGTTCACCTTCGGTCTGCCTGGTCGTGGTCGCTTTGTCCGTAGTGGTTTAACCATCGTTGCGTTTATGTTTTTCCGTATCTTTTTGTTTTTAAGTTTCTTTCCGACACGTATTTGTTTGTATTCTATTGCCTCGAACTCCAAGACTTTATTCTTGCTTTTTGTTACAACACCAAATATCTTGCTTATTTCTGGATGCAACCGTTCCTTACCACCAACGGCATCCGTTACCGTGATTGTATTACCGTTAATCTTTGTCGCTTTACTTATCCTCCATGCACCATTCCTGTCGATGAAGTAGACATATTTACCCAATACTTTGTCTAGTTTCATAGGTCAACCCCTGAATCAACAAATTTATTTAACGGAATAATCATACACGATGCGTTAACTGATTTTCGTTTGTCTGCATACTTCGATACTTCTTTTTCTGTGAATATACCATGAAGTATTGTTTCATTATACCAATTATCTGCATCTATGTAATGTCGTTTATGTGAATACATAACGTAGAGAACAACTGGTTTTTTCATAGTCCAAACTTCCCTGTGTCTGTTATGTTTTTAGGTCCAGGTAGTTTAACTTTTATTTTTTTACCGCATCCCCGACATATTGTAAGGTCCGTTGGATTTCCAGTGCCACACTTAGGACACCGTGCAGGTAGTATGTAGTTGTTCATCACAACACCTTTTCCTCTAAGATATTGTTCTCATAAGCGTAGTTCCACACCAACTGGTCCACAGGTATGTTTGCCACTTGAATCCACACTCCCGATTCTGTCTTTGAGAACACATAGGCACGGACCTCTTTTGTTGGCAGTTCGAGAACGTATATTACTTTCGTGTGGTCGTTCTCCGAACTATTGAGGATTTTAAACTCGGTCATTTTTAATCACCCGCATTTGGATGCAAGACATTATGAGAACCACCGTATTTATAATATCTTGACTTATTTCTTTTATGTGTTCCATATTCAACTTCCAATTCTTGTGTAACGTATTCATGGTATTCCCCTCTTGTCATATTTTCAATTCTTAGTTTTGACGTTTAATCAACCCCATTTCAACGTAATCATTATAACTAGGACAGGTGACTACATTCACAAATCTATTACATTTTTTACACAGATGAATAGATTTTTTTCCGTCATTATGATGATAGATTAACTCGCCACCGCACTTTATGTGTTCTATTTTACTCATACTTTTTGTCCTCCTTTTCTATTTTCTTTTTTAGTTGTTGTAATATACGGAATTGTCTGCGGTTAAACTCTCTCTCTGTCTCTTGAATATTGCTCTCCGATAATGGTTCACACGAATCATTGAAATAAGCACGAATATCTCTATCATTTGCCGTTAGTCTTTCGTCATCGAAACGTGCAACAATGAATCCGCATTCGTTTTCAGTGTATGCATTATCAGTTGTTTGCCCTTCTATGTCAATTCTGATTATATTTCTACGTCTATTCTCGTTAGATAGTTCCATGTCAATTGCACGTTGTCTATTATTTCGTTCATTTTTTATTTTCTTTCTCATAAACATAATGTTCGACCCCTTTAAATTCTTTTCGTTCATTGTTTTTCCTCCGTAATCATAATAATATTATTTCTTGGAACTCTATATATTTGTCCGAATGATTCGTATATTACCCATCCATCACTGGATACTATTTTGTCTGTTTTGTGTTCATATGAATCATCCGATTCTGCTGCTCGAAACAAGATAGTATATTTTAATTTTTTGTCACTCATTTAAACACCCTCCTTTTCCATTGCTTTTAACACCAATCCTGCAAACTGGTGTATATCTACTGTTGGCATTTGTCCGTATGGCATGATATACACAATACCGCAGGTGACTTTTCCAGGTATCGCCATCACTTGCATTAAGGCATCCATGAATACCTCGTCTGCCTCTGTCGATGTGTTGCTATCTGCGATTAACTTTAAGCGTTCTTTAACTGTGTGTGTATCTTCCATTTAAATTTCCTCCAATTTTTGTTTTACACCCGCCACAGTGTATATTACATTATTGCCTTTTGATTTTGTCCATATTCTACCGACATATTTTTCATCTTGCCAGAACTCGATACTATCAAGGTCGGGGTCGGCATGTCTGCAATCCCTAACAATCCTAGTTGCATGTAGTGTCATTATCATGTTCCAATTGTTTTTTCCAGAAAAGACAGCAACGTGATAACCAGTGCCGTCTTTTACTATTTCTGTTTTCATTTTTGTTCCTCCAATTTTTCTTTTGTTTTTTCTTGTTCGTATTTTGTCAGCAGGTTAAACACAAGCCAGAGTGCCTCGTTGTGGTCCTTATTGTTCTCCGTGTCCTCTTTCATCATCATAAGCAGTTGTGTTTTTAGGTAAGGAGTTCCAATCCATTGTCCTGTCATTATAGTCTCTCCACTGGTTCACAGTGCTTTAAGATGTTTCCTTTTTTGTCGATGTAACCTGCCTCGATTAATGCACTAGCGGTCCTTCCGTAGTGACCCTGCAAGGTCCAGGCGTGTCCGTTCTTCACTAGCATCGAGAACAACTCCAAAGTTTGTTCTGTAGTTTGTTCCCCACTTTCGTATTCAATGATTAGGTCTACTTCATCCATTTATATCGCCTCCAACTCGGCAACAAAATCGTAGTCTTTGCTAATTAATACATAGTTATTGCCTTTTTTAAACCAGACACCTTTCGTTATTTCCCTCATTTATAATTCCTCCAATAGTTCTTCTACCAGTTGAATAAAAGAGTTCAACTGTTCTTCTTTTGTTCCACCCCATTTCAGGATATTGTCCATATCTTTTTTGTATTGTTCCTTTTTTGTTGTCATTTATCTTTCCTCCTTTAATGGTAATCCAGTTCGTATATAGTTATACTCAAATAAATCATACTGTCCTTTTAGTTTGTCGAAACCGGCACTCGCTTTAGGTCCGTCTATCTTTGTTATGCACTTATGTATGTATTCGTGTGATACCGTATGACTGAATAAATAATCCCAATCGTATCTTTCATTATTATATTTTTGTTGGTCGTATGCTCTCCACATTCTAGGTAGAAATAAGTTTATGTGTTGTTTTATAATTGTCTGCTGCATATTGTCCTTATTTGTCGCAACATAAGATACGTGCTGTGCCAGGGCGTTGTGCCTCATTGAACACCGCAGACGGTAATAGACCTTCAATTTTCCTATTTCTTTGGTTTGTGTCATTTTGTCACCAATACTATATTGTCTTGCCACCTTTATATAACTTTCGTGTCATTATGTCATTTTGTCGTTCTATCATAACCAATACATCTCCCTAGTTTCTTCTTTTGTCCGTATGTGGACCTTCAACACGTTTTTTAATAACCATAAGAATCGTTCTCCGTAAATACCGTATGCAACAAGGTCGAACCGTTGGTTTGTCTCAAGGTCCGCTATTGCATCTATTAAACAGTGTATAACTTCGTGTTCTATTTCTTTTGTCATAAGTTCTATTATTTCATCATCAGTTATATTATTATGTGATAAACTATAATATAATCCAACTTCTATATTTATTTGTTTTGTCCGTGAATCAAACCAAGTTCCCGTTTCTGTTTTGTCGTGAAAAGTCCAAGTCACTTTGTCCGTGATAAAGTTTGTCTGTGTTTTAAATTTGTCCGTTAATTTTGTCTGCGATTGTATTTTATCACACTCCGCTAATATACTTTCTATTATTCTTATTTGACATATTATCAATACTATATTATATCGTTCCGTATTTATAACACTTTCTAGGAATAATGTCAAAACGCTATTATGCCAAAGTGCTATTATGTCACTTATGGGGTCGATTCGATTAAACACTGTTTTAAACGATTTTAAACGATTTTTTGAGTTTAACGTATATTACCCAAAAAACAAAACGATTATTTTTATTTACCCCGTATCCTTCATTTTACGGGAGGAAAAAATATTATTATTTATCGGTTAATCGTTAGCATGGAGTGTTATTATGTCAAAATGTAATTCTATCTCGAAACATTTATATGCTAGAAAAAACAAAGATTTGACCGGAGAATAATTATTTTTTTTTATTTAGAGCATTTTTGACATTTTACCAGTGTGACATAATAGCACGAAAAGTATATAAAGGAGTGACGATATAACATATATTATGGAGTGTGAAAAAATGAAATATGAAAATGAAGATAAGGAGTTTAAATTTAGGAAATCTGGAACACATAAATATTTTAAAATAAAAAATAACACTAGTTGTATATTTGACACGTATCACGGAATTAATTATATTTCCCCTGGTTTAAAAGAAATCGTTATATTACCAGGATTTAAACCAATAGATAAGAATACATATGTAGAAATAATCAAGGAGTGAAAACAATATGGAAAAAAACTTAAACCAAACAAAAAAAAGTATTAACCGATGGTTAAAACAAAAACGCAAAAATAAGAAAATTTGGTTAAAAGAACATATAGGTTTTTTTAACTAAATTTATTCTTTAATTTAGGAGTGAAAATATGATAGATGAAAACGATAATAATATGATATGGGATAAAGTTATATTTGCACCAAACACTAAAAATAAAAAAATACCAAATGAAATAACAATATATGTTTATATTGGAGTGTGATATATACGGAGTTAAACCAAATAAACAATATCATAAATAGGTTACAAAAATATTCTTATAAAAATCCTTATGGTTTTACTATTGAACTAAAAAACAATAGAATTAAAAAAGTAAAACCTAGTAATAAAAAACATTATTGTATCGGAGTTAAAAAACCTTTAATTGTAACGGAGGAAAACAGAATTATTTATTATCACGAAAACTTTAAACTATTGGAGTATAATCATTATATCGGAGGTTACTACAATAAAGAAAAAAAGACTTATGAAATAGAGTTAATATTAATCTTATCAGAAAAACAAAAATCCATAAATACCGGAAAATACTATAAACAATTCTCCATATACGACTTATTAAACCAGGAGGAAATAATACTATCAAAATGTTAAAATTGCACCAAACATTTATATAGTATTAACGCCAATATGCTATTATGGAGTGTGAAAATATGGAATATGAATTAAACCTAATAATCAAAACGGACATATCGGTTATGAATCTCGAAAATACCAACAAATTAGCGATAGTTTTATTAAACTACGGAGTGATATAATGATAGTAATAGGAGTTATTTTCGAGGAAAACTTAGAGGAATTTATCTATATAGAAAAACTTGTAATAGTAACAAATCGAATACATCAATTAACGGGGGTCGATGTATAATGATAGCAAAAAGTGATATATTAATACCAGATAGTGTTTACCAATATGTAACCGTAAAAAATCCTAAATTATCTTTCTCATGTAGTGCTTTATATTCACCACGTTATAATATGGTGCATATACTCTTAAGCAAAAAATACACCGGTGCAACATATGAAAACATAAACGATAAAGAGATAATAGAATTTTTTACCTCTGAAATAAACCATGAAATATTACACTATGTAATACAAAAATATATTGATGGCGTGACTAGTGCAAAGTTTGATTTAATCGCTAAGGATATAAGAGTTTATCAATTCCGACATATACGGGCCATATTAAAAAAACTAGGTTACCATTTTAAGACAAAAAAAGAAGTAAAACGGGAATATGGTTTAAAAAGTAATATAACTCAAAATTTAAACAAGGAGTGATAAAATGAAGATAAGTTTAAACGATAATATACGCTATGTTAAACAGTTATTAAAACAAAAAAGAATAACTCAAAAACAGTTATACTATTTAGAAGATTATAACGCTAATAAAAACAAGTATGATAAAGAAGATAAACACAGCGATATAAACATTAAAAAAAGACTTAATTCGAAAATATCATTAACGGAATATAGAAAACTAAACAAAATACCATCTAATAAGGAGTTAAAGCAGATAGTATTAAACTATATTCAATACAAAAATTGGTATCAAAACTCTTTAAACACTATAAAAGAAAAATTCCCATATAACCATGATTTATTTTTAAAATTACTATGTGTAACCAGTCAACAAAACAACTTAAAACAAAACTTAGAGTTTACCCTTATGTCTTATCAGAGTGTGATAAACAATAACTCCCCATATGAGTTTAACTACGGAATAGCGGACAAAGTAATAAAGAATAACATTAAACTAGTGTTAAACGGGGAATTACCTAACGGACAAAAAATAAAATCTTTTACCCTGGCGTTAAAGGGAGACTTATCACAGATAGTAATAGATAGTCATATGACAAAGTTTTTCACGAATAACAGTAAAAAAACTCCCTGTAAAACAGATATAAAGCATATACAAACAATAATAAAACACTTATCCAAGGAGTTAAACCTTCAAAACTCCGAAATTCAAGCGTGTATTTGGAGTTATATTAAGGACAAGATGGAATACTCCAAGGACCGGAACTTATACGACTATAGCGTTTTACTTAAGGATATTCAAGGGGAAAAATTCCAAAACTCTAAGTTTATATGTAATGATACAATAAACCTATTAAACATAGATGTAAAAACCTTTAATGAAATAGGAGTTTAAACCATGAAAACATTAACAAAAAACCTATTGATTATACTCGTATGCATATCGTTAACCTTCATTATCTACCTATTAACCGGAGGAATATACGCTATATTTCCTATTTATATTCTTCAAGATTTACCATGTAAACATAAACGGAGTTTTCCCCATCGGAGTAAACCATGACTGAAAACGTAAATATCAAGTTCCCCCATACCCCTATAAGGTTTATGGGTAATAGCATAATAGCATTACTCATAACCTTATCTATCTTAGGTTTTTACTGTTTACTGGTTAAATCCTGGCGGAATAGGGGTAATTTAGCGTTAACTATCAGAAAACGTATATTATCACGTTAATAATTAGATAGCGTTAAACTCGATGTAAACAGTCTTTAAATTGATTATTTATTTCTTATCCTTATGTGTAATAATCGCACCATAAGTATATAAAGATGGAACTACATAATAGTTAACTATGTCAACAGTAAAAGTAATTAGAAAATCTATCTACCTTACAACTACATATAAAAACAGTAAAATTGTATATTTACCAGATAGTAACCCATTTTCACATAACTCGTTTACCGGTAACAAAGTAGTTTATGTCGTTTCTACCGATGGTTACTCAATAGGAAGGGATGCAAGATTAACACCATCCGATATAAGTATCGAGTTAACCGATGATACCGAGATAATAGTAGAAGATTAATTTTTTTTATATTTATTATTATCTACGATTGATTTATAAATCGTTTAACGAGATATTTTTTTAAACGTATATTATCATTAACTATCATTAGATATTATGTATAAGTGCTTAGAATTAAGTAATTTGAGTATCTTATCTTATGTTCTTATGTTCTCCGATATGTTCTCCGAGAATAATGTGATTTTATTTACTTATTTCAATATTAAGTAACTACCCATATATGAGTAAGTAACGCTAAACACATGAGTATTTAAATCTATTGATATATATTAACTTATCTAGTAATGCATAACTATATAATATACTATGTTGCGGAGATAAGTTTAAATATAGGGTGCTGATTACCTATTTAAAGATATGTAATTTTAAACTAACTAATATATAAACTTAGTGCTTAAGCGAAAGGTTTATATACCCCCCATATTAATAAACCCGCAAAAATAAAAATGATGCGAGGGTAGTAACTTACATCCTGGGGTCTATTTCTGGCAGAAAAAACCACTATATAAAGGTATCGTTTGTGCAGGGTGTGCAGGGTAGTATAAAAACCTTTTTAAAACCAAATAGACCATGCCACAAATTAATTAGACTTTGAGCATTTAATTAGACCATTACTCAATTGTTAGTTTTAACTCAAAAATGAGTAGTTGTTGCTCACTTTCACGCACCAAAGTAAACAAATAACAATCGTTAATCGGTGTTCTCCGAATTGTGCTATCTCTCTCGGAGGGAGGGTGCAAAACTCTCTCGGAGGGGTTTTTTCCCGTTTTTGACCATTTTTTGAAAAAGCCATTATACCCTGCACAGAAACGACACTTTTCTCTCGGAGGGAATTTTGCCACAGTATAACGTGTGCAGGGTGTGCAGGGTTGTTCTATGTTGCATAAATACAATAGCATAATTTAAAACACATTAATAGGAAATGCCCTGCACACCATGCACAGCACCATTTCAACGGGAGGAAAACCTGTGCAGGGTATAAATTACCGCCCAAAAACGGAGAACCCCCGCACCAAACCCCTGCTCTCTCCTGTCGGCAGCACCGCCCATTCGGAGAACGATAGTATAAATCGAGAGTATTAGTATGAAGTCTTAAATCATATAATATAAGGTTTAAATTATTATATATTATAATGAGTGATTTTGATATAAATTGCTCAATATACCGGTATTTTCCCCGTATTCCGTAGAATACCCGTCAAAAGGGGAAGTTCTCCGTTTTTCTTGGGGAAAGATTTATAAAGGGGTCGAACATTATGTTTATGAGGATGGAACGTGTGCCAATAGGGTTCGTGTAAGGGAATCGTTCTATGCCCTGACGAATACGGTGGCAAAACGGGGGAAACACACTAACCTCCGCATCCTCTAAACACAATAATGGGTGGTCACAATACGAAAAGAACAAAAACCGAATGGGTCTATGAAATTCTGTTTCAATTTAGTATGTGGGTGGTGCAGATGGTGGGCGGATTGCTCATCGTTGGGGTCGCTATCCGGTTCGTGGATTGGAACTTGTGGATGCTAATATAATATATCTATATTATGATGGTGTGGAAAAATGAACGGAGAACAAACGCAAAAAGAGTGTCGGGTTTGTGATTCGATGTTAAAAGAAAGCGAATATAAATCGGAGAACCTTGCATACTCGCAGGATAAGTATCGTTCTTATTATATATGTAATAAGTGCCGGAAGAAACTGCTTACGATACACGAACAGGCAAAGTTGTTTTTAAATAAGGATGTGTTCTTTGCATCCGTGAGAAACTAGGAAGTGAAGATATGGGAAACTTAGGATTTAAGCGTGAGAAGAAAGACAATAACGATGGAGAAGTATCACAGACCTGCCCGAGTTGCAACGGCAACGGTGGGTCGGAATCTATGGATATAGACACCGGTGATGTAACCTGGACTTACTGCGACAGGTGCGGTGGGTCTGGATGGATTGGGGTAAACTCCACGACCTGTGGAAACTCCGGTGATATAGACGTAGAGTTCACCAATGCGATAAACGAGTGCGAATTAGTATTGAGGACATTGAAAGAAATTCGAAAGAGAATAAAACAGCGTGGGTATTAATATAATACACCATTAAAGAAATAACATGAATTTAAATATGAATCTATAAAAAGACATGAAGGACAGGGATAAGATGGCTAATTACGATTTAGAACAATTAATCAAAGAAGAACAAAAAGATATTCAATGGTTAAATAAAATATTACATAATATTGAGGGATAAAAAGATGTTAAACTTGGAATTACTACGAAAGGATTACGAAGGAACAACTTTGGATTCAATAGGAGTTTCTGAACAAACAAGACATATTCATTTCATTTTTAAATCAGGTGATAAATACATCGGTTTCTCCGTTCCTGAAAGTCAGATTAAAACATTTAATTACCATGATAAGAAGGGATAGAATGAAAAAAGAATGGTTGAACGGACTTGAAAGTTACATTGTGATTACTGATGGAAAATGGATATGGTTGGAGGATTAGTGTAGTTGAGGGATAAAGATGAATGATGATAGATGTCCTTGGTGTTTGCCTTTGTATCCAAATTGTAGTAAGTGCAAACAAAAACCGATTAACCATTCACAAGAGGGATAAAATGTTTAAATTATGTCCGAAATGTGGAAGAAGATTATACTGTAAAACCTGTTCTAATTGTGGTCATATAGATGTAATTGAGGGATAAAAATATGAAAGTAACGTGTCCAAAATGTAAACGAAGGTTTAAATTCAAAGGAGAACCGTGTAAGTGCGGATTTTTACCAATACAGGTGAAAGAATAATGTTCACATACTCCGGTGCAGAACTGCGGTCTTACAACGATGGTAGCAAACTTGTTAAAGGTATTCAGTTATTATCAAGGATGCCTGTAACAATACTTGCGGTCCTGCTGCAACGGGATATACAATGTAAAGTTCCTATGGATATAACATTCAGTCACGGTGCTATCGGGATTGTAATTACTAAAAACGCAAAGATTGGTAGTTGTGTTGTTGTTGGTCAAAATGTGACAATAGGTAAAAAACACTACGATGATGTTCCTATTATAGAGGACTACGTTGTTATACTACCACACGCAATCGTGTTCGGTGACGTAACAATAGGACACCACAGCATAATAGGTGCGGGTGCTGTCGTAAATAAGAGTGTGCCACCATACTCGCTTGTTGTTGGAAATCCATTTCGAATACTAAAGGAAATAAAAAGCGTAAATGAATATTGGGATTATCGTGGAAAGAAAAGTAAAGGATGGTGAAAATAAATGTTAATACCAGTTGAAGCAGAGCAAGTTAGGGTTTTATTCGATACAGAAACAAATAAGTTTTTAGCACACGTAACAGTATATACCGGAAAGGGTTCAGCAAGTAAAATATTAAAAGAGTGATAGCATGACAACATCTTGTGTATCTATATTATTTACTGGTGATATGAGTTCACCTTTCGTTATTAGAGATTACGAGATGTTATATAAGGATTACAACGTATCACTGACCACATTACCGAGAGGCAAAGGCAAACTCAAAAGGTATCTGAACAACTTTTTTTATATTCCTCACCTTTTTTTAAAGTTGAAGGATGCCAACATATTATTTTCAGAGTTTGCCTCTTGGCACTCGGCAGTTGGAGTTCTGTGCTGCAAGATTCTAAAAAAGAAATCAATAATAGTGGTTGGTGGTTACGATGCAGCAAACCTTCCAGAATTAAAATACGGTCTATTTGCAAATCCGTTTACTGCGATATTCGCAAAGATTACATATAGATACGGAGATAGATTTTTAGTTGTAGAAAAATCACTCGCTGCTGATATTTGTATAAACATGAACGATTACATTAAAAATATAATTTACATACCGAGGGGTCACGATTCACAGAAGTTTAAATATGATTATACAGAATTACAAAAAGGAACGAAAACAGTATTGACCGTAGCAAAGGCAGATTATGTCAATAGAGTAAAATTAAAAGGATTGGATACTTTCGTAACTGCTGCACGATATTTTCCAGATGTTCAGTTTGTAGTTATCGGTGTAACTGGAAAAGCAAAAGATTATCTAAAAGAAAAATTAAAATATACTTATAATAATGTTCTGTTTATCGGTTATCTATCTCAAGACCAACTTGTTACATATTTTAAGTTAGCGAAGGTCTATTGTCAACTATCAAAGCGTGAGGGAATACCAAACGTGCTATGTGAAGCGATGCTCTGTGAGTGCATACCGGTTGGAACTAAAGTGCCTGGAATCATGGAGGCAATAGGAGATACCGGTTATTTAATGGAATACGGTGACGTAGATGACACCGTTAGAGCAATTAGGATGGCGTTGAATACACCAGATATTGCAGGGGAACACGCAAGGAGAAGGATACTTTATAAATTTTCAGACGAACAACGAAGAAGTAAAATTAGAAAAGTCATTTTAGATTTATGGGGTTAGTGCAATGGAAGAAGCCGACAAGGAAATGGAAAAAATAAAAGCATTGGAAAATGAAGTTTCAGGTTTTGCTCAAGAGTTGAAAAAGAGAACGAAGATATACTTCAACAACAAGAAACTCGTAGCAAACGCACTAGCGGGAGACATAGTTTTCGAGAACTATGATAGTGTAACTGGAACTGGCGTTAATCGTGGTTATGTTGTTATAAACGATAAAACGCAAGAAATATACAGATACAAAGATGGTGTTTACATTTCTGATGGTGAATCAAAGATTCGTGCAACGGCACAATTAGTGATGGGAGACAAATCAACACAGTTTTTCGTTAACGAAGTAGTCCATGCGGTGAAAAACTTTTTAGGATTAAGAATAGACAGAAAAACATTTAATAGTTATACAAACTTGATTTGTATGCAGAACGGTGTTTTCAACACAGAGACAAACGAACTACTGCCTTTTGATACAAAATATTACTTTACAACAAAACTAAATGTAAAATACGATAAAGATGCGAAAGGGGAGAGATGCTTACAGTTCTTCAAAGAGGTCCATAAACCGGAGGACATACCAATAATTCAGGAGTTATTTGGTTACTGTCTGTATCCAACATATAAGTATCATAAGATATTTTTCTTCCTCGGTGGTGGTCGTAATGGAAAAGGAACAGAGATAGGACTACTTGGTGCATTACTCGGAGAGGAAAACATCAGAGCAGCATCAGTGGAAGATTTAACAACAAGTCCTTATATCTTAGCGACACTATTTGGTAAGTCTGCAAACCTATGCGGTGAAATGGGCGATGAACCGATAGAAAACTCAAGAATACTTAAAACACTATCTGGTGAGGATATTATAGATAACGCAAGAAACATCTTCGGGCATCCATTTAAATTTAAAAACTACGCAAAGTTAGTTTTCTCTATGAACATGCCACCAGAAATTAAAGACAGAAGCGATGCCATATGGAATCGGTTAATTTACGTTGATTTCCCAAATAAATTTATGGACAAAGACCCAAAGACTGACCCCGATTTGCCAGAAAAACTTACAACACCAGAGGAACTATCAGGTTTATTTAATTGGGCAATAGAAGGATTACGCAGATTAAAACAGAACGGTGGGTTTTCTTATAATAGATGCGTAGAAGAAAACATGAGATTGTATGATATGAAGTCAAACCCAACTCTCGCATACGCACAAGAGTTTTTAGACGAAGTTGAAGGTTGTTACGTTTTTAAAGAAGTGCTGCGTTCTGGACTAAATAAATATTGTAATGAACATAATTTAAAGAGAGTTCCAGAAAATCAATTATCTAAAAAATTATCAGATGCAATGCCCATGTGTTTTCCAACTAGAATAAGATTAGATGGAGAACAACGACAGGTTTATATGAATGTTTCACTTAAAAATGTAAAACCAAACACAATAGAATCAGTAGAAGAACAAGAAAAACCACAACGTAAATTAGAGTTCAACCAAACACCAACAGCAAGTTATCAAGAACCATCATTGACTGATAAGATAAATAATTTGGTCATATGCATTGAAATGCACGAAAAGGAAATTTCATGGGATTCTCTTATTGAGGAAGGGTTCAAAGAGGAATTTCTTACATTGTGCTTAGAGAAAAAAATCATACACAAAAAACCAAACGGATTGTATGCGATAGGTGGTTAAAATGGAGTTCAAATGTGATTATATAAAATGTCATAGAAAACCATTTGCAGAAGTTTACCCCTACAAAACGTGTAAAAAAACAAAAGAGGTAAAATTTATAAATGCTTGGTGTTATCTGTGCTTAGTTCATTTCATAAAAATAAAATTCGTAGAAAAAATACTACGTGGTAAAATTAAACACGCTTGGTGTCTTGCAGAAAGGAGTGATTAAAATGGAGAGTGACATACCAAAACAAATACAATGTCCGGTGTGTGGATATACAGTGGTAAAATCATGGATATGGCACGGAATACGATTATATGAGTGTCAACAGTGCAAGAACACATTTACCGAAGGTGAGGCAAACAAAGCATGAAAACAATTTGTAAGGAATGCAGAAAAAAAATGGAACACGAAAAATACTGGTTCGATGGTGAAAAAATGCACCATGCCTGTGTTTACTGTTACCTTCGATGGAGAACGGAATACTTAAAGAAAAAACGTGGAATTTCGGAGAACGAAGATAGCGATGACATCTTGTAAACCACACGATGAACTGAAGTGTCCTTTTTGTAAAAGGATAATGATATTAGTAAAAGGCACGTTCTTATGTCCTAAATGTTCAATAGGAATCATATGGGATTTAAACACGCCCAACAGCGATGCAGAGGAAAAAGAATGGGTGGATAAAAACATTGGAGTTAGAAAAGATGAAAAAAGTTAAAGTTGAAATACACGTTGCAAAAGAGGAACACAAAAAATTTGCATCGTGTTACGGTAAACCTTTAGACCAAGCAAAGATTAAATACGAGATAGTAGTTGACAAAAAAACTAAAAATAGAAAATATCCTTATTACACGGTAAATGATAGAAATCTATGTCTAAGAAGAACAATAAACGCAGCAAAGGGGAGAACATAATGAGAATAGAAAAATGGATTCACGTTGACTTAAATCTCGATGAAGTTGCAATGATACAACACACTTTTCTTAAGAGATTGGATATAAAATATCAGGCACTTATGATGATGATTGAAAAGGTAAACTATGATATTATAGATAATGATAATCCAGAACGGTGTTTATCAACAGAAAAATACACACTGTTTATCGTTGCAGCATACGAACCACTATCAAATAAAGAACTCATTAAAATATTAGATAAGATGCAAACAAACGGAACAAGAAACAGGAGTTGTAAATAATGGGTAGACGTTCATCTGAAGAAATAGAAAACATAGAAAAAATAATTAAAAAGATAAAAGAGGAAGGTGAGACAAGTCCAACACGAATAGCAAAAATATTAGAAGAACAATATGGGCAAAAGGTTTCAAAACAAACATTGCTCAATATCTGTTCAAAAACTGTATCAAAAGAAAACAAGCAAGATGCAGACATAGAATTAGAGTATGAGGATAATCCAGACATCGTTAAAATAAACGAGAGAATAAAAACATTAGAGAAAGACTTCAAAGATGCGGTGTCTGTTTCCGATAGATGTAAGTTGAGTGGTCAATTAGATTCTGCACAGGAGAGTAAACTAAAAATGAAAAAAATATTACGTGAAGCGGAACTGTTGCAGAGGAATAGCGATAAAACACAGTTCATCGTAAAATTCGGTGAACCAACGGTTATTAAAACCGATAGTCAAAAGAAACCAGTTTTTAAAACAGATGAAAATCAAAAAGCACTACCAATAGAAAAAAAGGAGACTGATGTAATTGAGTAAAGATGATATATTTACTGGAACTGTTCAATTACGCAAAAAAATCTGGTTTTACCTAACCTGTTTAAGACCAGTGACGAAATACGAATTTGCAAACCTTCAAGCACAGTTGATTGTAATACTAGAAGGTATGCGTTCCGGTGACTTGCATCACTACCAGATAGAAAAAATGCTTGAACAAGAAGTATTAAAATTAAAACAAGGTGGAACAACAGATTCAAAAAAACAAACAAGCAGTAACGACAATATGTTTAACTAAGGAGATGAAAAGAATGGCAAATATGAGTAAATTTAGTAAGCAAGAATTAGTGAAGATGGCAGCAACAAAATGTAAACACGGTCACACGTATCTTGAGCATCCAAATTGTTATTTGAAAGATAAAGCAGCAGATTTGCGTATCGGTTACTTAGATATTGAGAGTGGTGGACTTAACGCAAACTTCGATTATATGTTAACTTGGGTTATCAAGACAAAAGGAAAAGACGAATATCGGTGCGGAGTTATAGACCAGAAAGACATACTAGCGTTCAACTTCGATAAACAAATATTAGAAAAACTAATTGAGAGTTTAACGGAGTATGACGTTATCTATACATACTATGGAACTGGATTCGATATACCGTTTATCCGTTCAAGGGCAATGATGCAAAAGATGAAGTTCCTTACGTTTGGTGCAATGCAGCATAAGGATTTATATTTCGTTGTTCGGTCAAAAATGAAACTGCACAAATCGAGTTTAGATTCAGCGTGTGCTGCTCTCGGAATCAAAGGAAAAAACCACATTAAGGGAAACTTCTGGATGAGAGCAAAAGTTGGAGATAAAGAAGCACTAGCATACGTTCTCGACCACAATAAAAAGGACTGTCAAATTCTCGAGAAACTACACGAAAAATTACAGTATTACTACAAAGATACTACCAATTCAATTTAGGGGTGGGAAGTGTGAAACGCTGCAAAAATCCAAAATGTAGAAAGATTTTTTATCCCGCATGGAACGAAAATCGTGCTGAATATTGTGAAAATTGTAGAGAACGCTTTTCAAACCCAAATAGACAGGATAATTATAGAATGAGACATGAAAAAGCAAGAGTTGGAAATTCAAAACAGGATGCAGAAATATTGTCATTTTTAAAGAAAAAACGAGAAATAGAGGATAAGAAATATAAGAGATGTGTTAATTAATAATGGTCACACCTTAATTCCTATCCGTTACCTTAATAGTAAGGATAACTGGTTTACAGTATATCCGTAACAGACAACCACAACCTTGCAAGGTAATTATGTCTGAAATAAACGAAATCATTTTAACAAGACCAAGGCAATTTCTGCCAAAACAAAAGGAAGTTTTCGACCAGATATTTAGTGAGAACATTGGAGAGAATGGTAAACCGATGAACAACTACGGACTTTATAGTGGTGCTTATGGTGCAGGAAAAACACTGTTATTGGCACACGTTGGAATAAAAGCATCATTGGATTATCCTGGTTGTAAAGGACTTGTTGGTTCGTTATCATACACACAGTTGAGGGATGTTATTTTTCAGACCTTCATAGACGAGATAGAACAATACCAACGTGTTTTAAACGACAACGGAATACCAATCCAGATAGCAACATTCACAATCTCACCTGGAAAGATGAACATTGTTTTTTATAATAAATCAGAGATTATGTTTCGAGCATGTGACAACTCTGAAAAACTAAAAGGAAGAAACTTAGATTGGTTCGAACTCGATGAACCGATTGAAATGAAATCAGAAGTTTTTAAACAACTCATGGCACGTTTACGTGATAAAAACATGCCGTTCCATTTCGGGTTACTTGCAACAAACCCTGGTGCAGAGAACCATTGGATATACCAGTATTTCTATGTTGATAAAAAACCAGGATACTTTGCAGTTGATACAAATACTTATGATAATGTCCTTATCCCAAACTATGAGGAATATATAAAAAGCATGGAGGCAAGATACGACCCTGATTGGGTGCGAAGGTATCTTCATGGGCATTGGGGTGCTTTTTCAGGTCAAATATATAAAATGTTCAACCAGGACAAACACGTTAGAAATTTCGACCAATCGTTGAAAAACGTGCCTGGAATTGAACGATACTTTGCGGGGGTCGATTTTGGTATTCGTGACCCAACGTGTATTCTTATCCTTATGAAAACAAAAGCGAACAACTTATTTGTAATAGAAGAATTTTACGAATCAGAAAAAACATCATACGAGATAGCAAACATAATTAAAAAATTCCATCTTAAATATAACTTCACAAAAGTTTATTGCGACCCAAGTGCTGCCGATTTAGTTAAACAGGCATTTGATTTGGGAGTTCCAATCGGTAAATTTGACAACAACGAAGTTAAATCATACGCAAACAACTCCGTTTCACCTGGAATAGCAAAACTTCAATCTACATTTAAAAGTGAAAACAAAATCACTATTCACAGTTCTTGTATTAATCTTATTCGAAGCATACAATCATATCGGTATAAAAACGTGGACAACGACATACCACTAAAAGATGATGACCATGCAGCAGATGCATTGCGTTATGCACTTACGGATTATAACCCAATTCCAGATGAAACTGAATTTGGGTGTGGCATTTGGAACAGAAAGAGGTCATCATAATGGCAACATTGGGAGATAGGATATATAACTTCAACAGCAGATACATTCGAAGAACGCAAGAAGCAAAAAAAGAAAGTAAGACCGTTGAAGATAAACTTATCGACCCATCTGAAATTGAAGGATACCGGTCTAAATTCTCTGGTGATATGACACCAAAGAAAAGACGAGAACTTGCACTTCAATCTGCATTATTTATGAAGGGAATAACAAAAAAGAACTCTGACACTTTTCGTGCATGGTTCGATTTTAAACGACCAGATGGAATAAAAATACCAAATGAAGATTTACTTTTAATAAAAGCATTCGATGAACAGACTGAAATTAAAAGGAAGTTCAAAGTAGCGGGAATGTGTGCTGACATTTGGGGAGATGGATTCTTACTTATTAAGTTTTACGAACCTGGAAATGAAGGTTCTCAAAAATTAGAACAAGATGTTGTAGAAGGAACAACCCCTCTCGATGTTTTGATTTTAAATCCAGAAAACATAACTGAATATAAACAGAAAGACAATAAATCAGGACCGTTTTATTATCACTATGTAAATACAGAAAAAGGAGAAGATAAGTGGATTAACCCCGATAGGATAATTCACATTAAAACATTAGATTTACCATTTGATTTCTTCGGTGTGTCAAAAGTAGACATACTTAGAAATATTCTCATATCTAGTGCTGACATCGACATCGCAACCGGTGAAATATTAAAGTGGTTTTCACACGGAACGCAGGTATTGACAAAACAAGGTATGCAGAAGAACGAAAGGGATAAAGCACTAAAATTATTAAAAGAACATCCAAACTATTTCGCATTCTCTGAAAAATATAAATTAGAAGTTATAAATCCAAGTTCAATTCAACCTCAACAATATTACGACCACATTTCAGAGGCAATCTCTGCTGCTTTGATTATACCAAGACAAGTGTTACTCGGTGTCGAAATCGGTAGAGTTACCGGTGCAGAAATAGGATTCGCAGATTATTACCGTGATATAAAAGATAATCAAGAATTAGTTTACACACCACATCTATTGAGATTATATGATTTACTCGCCAAAGCAAACGGAAGGGATTTCAGTAAATATACAATAGAGTGGAATATTACATATATTGATGAAATGGCAGAGGCAGAACTATTAGGAAAGAGAGTTGCTGCTGCTGTTAATGGTAGAAGTTCAAATCCACCGTTATTAACATTAAGTGAGGCAAGACGGATGCTCAATGAAGGTGCTGTCGAATTAGACCCCGAAGTAGAACCTGAAAGCACCGTGCCAGAAATACCACCGAAAGAACCACAACCACCGAAAGGACCAGAACCACCATCAAGGCAAGTAAAACCAGTTATCAGGGAAACAACATCAGAAGAAAAAGAAATGATGGAAGCACTTAAAAAACTTCGTGATGAGGTTGCTCTACGGGAAAGAAAATTGGGTGAAAAAATACTAGAAGAACAGGACAAAGAAGAACAGAAGGATTAATATGGTATTTGTGACTGTCACCGGTGCAGACGAAGTAATGGACTTGTTGAAAAGTCTGTCAAGTGAAAAGCAATTCAATCGAATTGCCTATAAACTAGCAACGGAAACCGCAAAATTAGCATACCAATTAGCACCGGAGGATACTGGAAAAATGGAAAACGACATTAGAGTTGAAGGTTCAAATGGACAATACGAAGTCGTTTGCGATATTAGGTATGCCGTTTACAATGAATTTGGAACTTACAAAATGCCAGTGGGAGATGAAGAAAGTCCATTGGCAATCACTAGCACCAGTGGAAAGGCAGCGTATAGACCATTTCTGCGACCTGCTGCTTATCAAATATTGGACCAATTACCAGAAATAATAAATTCCGTATTTTTCGGAAGAATTGTATCTCTAGGAGATGAATAAAATGGAAGCAATTGTGCTTTGTGGTAGACCAGGAAAATGTTGTCCGGTATTGAAAAAAGAAGGCAGAAAATACTCTTTAAGTGACAAAGGACAGAAAGTTGTTTTAACATCAACACAACTAAAATTACTGCTTGAAAAAGCAACACAGTTGGTGGGCTAAATGGCACACAAGAAAAAAACTCAAGTTGTTGTTGAAAACAAACAACCTGTATTTAATCCAAATACAGATATTACACCGTTAACACAAGTAGACGGTCAACGAATACAAGAGATGGTTGACTTAAATAACACGTTTGCAACATTGGATAAACAGATGAAGCAATTCGATGCTGCTATAATAATGTTGACAAAAAAACGTGAACAAATACAAAGCGGTGAAATATCATTACCAGTGATGGTTCAAATAACACGAACTATCTCCCATGCAGAATCAGATAAAGTAAAAGTATTAAAACACATAGACGATGAAATAATTCAACTTCAAATGGCAAAACAGGGTGTCCTCGGTTCAATGGAACATAGACGGGATGAATATGCAGAGTGCGTTCTTCGTGTCCATAGAATACTTGGAGACAAAATTAAAAACTATGAGGTTCAAAAGATAGTTGGAAACAGACCTAAAGCAACAGGTCCGAATATCCCGCAACCTTTCATCAACGAAGAAAAAGCAATGTTAGAAAAAGAACTCGAGAAACTAATAAAGAAGGAACAGTAATGGACATATTTCTCTCCGAATCAGATAAACGTATAGTTCAACTTACTATATGGTTGCTTCGTAAAAAACTCGGTGAATCTGCACATAAAGACAAGATACACGATGATATGATAAACTGCGGTAATTTCGGTATTAGAGAACTTACAAAATTAATAAACGAATCAGCAGACCATGTTGATTCAGTATATCAACAAGCAGTTGTTAAAGACATAACAGAATTAGGTCTTTGGGTATGCTATAAAGACACAGCATACCGAGATGTCTTTTTCTATATGCTTGATGAGATATTAAAAAATTCAGACGAACTTCGTGCATTGATAAAACCATATGTAAAGCCACCGGAAGAATGGCACGTTAACGTGTGGACAAAATCAAAGCAAATAACAAAAGAAGGAATAGAACACGGTGACATAGCAACAGGTAGTGTATCAATGGCAGAATCGGTGCATGTTTCAGGCATTCAAAAAGCAAGATTAAAACAAATAGCAAGAAAAGAAATAAAAAGGTGATTATATAATGCCATCAATTAAAGAAGGTGAAAGTGAAGATGAGTATTGCAAACGATGCATTCCTTATGTGATTGAGAAAGAAGGTGCATCACCAGACGAGGCATATGCAAAGTGTCACGGTATGTATAAACAAAACAAAGAAAAAGGAACGCAATATACAGAAGAAACCAAAGAGTTTACGTTCACTTTCCAACTTGTAGAGATACCAAAAGATTGCCAATTGGATAAATCAGAATTAAAAGAGTTTGCATCGAAAGAAACTGAAAATTGGGTTACTATTCGGGCAACTGCAATCGTTGGCGATAGAATGATGAACGGTTTTTACGTTCCATACGATGAACTTAAAAAATCATTATCGCAATGGGATGGCACATTGCACGATATTAGTCATCTTGGAACATCATATCCCGATAATGCACCACCTTTCAAAAGAGAAAATTTAGATTACATAATCGGTTATCAAAATAATGTTTCTGCAAATGATGAAACAAAAGAAGTCTCTATGGATGTAAACATCTATAAGAAATCATTGAAGTATGAATCGTGGAAGTCTTTCATAGATATAAGCAATGCTGCAAAGAGAACTCCAAATGTTAGTGTATCTATGGTTGCAAAACCTAAAGCGATTAAAGCCAGTGAATTAAATTATGCTGAATCATATGGCTTTAAAAAAGATGACATGGTTTTATGCCTATGCGATATACAACCGAGGGCATTAACCACATGCATCAAGGGTGCGTGTGATGACAAGAAAGGTTGTGGTCTATCTAACCACACCGTAGTTGAAGATAAATGTGAATGTGGAAAAGAGTCATCTCCCGTTGCCGGTGGCAATAGTGAGATGAGTTTAGATGATGCTAAGAAATTAGCAGAGTTAAAAGAACAAATTCGAAAATTAAAGGAGGAAAAACAATGAGTGATGAATTGAAAAATGCAGAAGCGGAACTCGCTGCTCTGCAAAAAGCAAAAGCGGAACGGTTACAAGCGGAAGTCGCTGCTTTGAAACAGGAACAGTCTGAATTTGAAAGACAAAAAGCAGAGATGACAGCAAAGAAAGAGAAAGAATCTCTTGTCGCTGAAATTAAAAGCCAAATCGTGAAAGACATGAATCTCGCAACTGATGCGGGAATTGATGTCACTGGAAACACGACCAAGAAACAACCGAATAAGGTTTCAACCTTTTACAACAAATACCTTAAGAATCACGGTTACAAATCCATCGAATACGGTAGCGTTGATTGGCAAACCGGTGGATATGATTTTACTGATTCAAACACTGGTTGTGTAAACGATGTGTCTGATTGGACACCTGACGAAACCTATGCGAATGCTATTTGGTCTGCTTTCTACTGCAAAGGATATTTAGCAGGTCGAGTAACTGTTCGTGGCGTTGATTTCACAAGAGGAAAGGGAGACACAATCTCTATTCGGATTCGTGGAAAACGAACTGCTCAAGGACCATTGGCAGCGTGTGAGTGTCTGTCTTGTGTCTCAAGTTCATTTACCAAAGTAAGTCTCACGTTGGATTCATACGGGGATTTAGCCGAGATTTGTGAACTAGACCTTCAACTTGCCGGTGATGTCGTAAAGGATGGCATCATGGAAGATATGGCTAGTGGACTTGCCGAACAGGTAGACTTAGAGATTTACAATCAGTTGATTACTGCATCAAGTTCACACACTATAACTCTCGATTCTTGCTGCACATCTGACGTATCATTGACCGCATGTTGCTTTGACCCATTCGAGTTATACAATGCAATCGTAACTCTCGAAGCGACCATGAGAGAAGATGGATACCGACCTGACTTTATCATCGTGTCACCGTCTGTCGCTGCTCACTTCAAATACAAAGAGGCAGCACACATGCAGGGATTACAACTCTCGTTCAACGGAAATGAACTTTCCAAAATTGGAACGATGTCTGTTATTGAGTTCCCATGTGCAAACTCATGTGATTTCGAAACAGAACAGGTAGTCGCTGTCTTACTCGATTCTAGCCGAGCAGTTGGTGAGGGATGGGGTATGCGACCTAAGATGGAACAGGACCGCAACATAGATTGTGATTCAACAACCGTTGCAATTCACATGTATGTGGGTATTGATGAACTCGATGACGAGGCAATCGGTCTAATTTCTGCACCATCTTGCTAAGAAATTTAGGGGATTTTCCCCTTTTTTATTTCTTTAGTTGAGGTCAATTATGGCGATTATACCACCTGATAATGATTACTTAGACGATAGAGAAGATTCAATAGATAATGGTTGGGGTTACTGGTGGTTATCCGATAGTCCAAAATCATCAAAACTATGTTGTAAAGAAGCAGGTGATGAATACAACACATGGGAATGGTTCATGCAGGATATGTTTTTCATCTGGTGGTTTTTTTATTACTATTCAGATGAGATTGAAAACATGTTATGCCCTACTCATGGTTGCATGGATGAAGAATGTCACTATAATATTTTAATAAGTGACAATAACGAATCAATGCTTAGGGTTTCTTTGCATCAATGTCAATCTGGTCCAACTGATGACGGAACTCAAGGTGTTTCAATAGAGGGTTCAGAAGTTTCAAATAACGCATTAACAATATCATCAGACCAACTTGGAAATGCACCTGGATTCTGGATGAAAAGAGGTTTCGATTTATACGTTAACACAGATTACGCAGTTGATTTTTACAATATAACAGATAGTGAGAATTTCTTTCACTTTAGCGTTAGTGAACCGACACCTGGGATACACGATTCGGTTATTGAACCAGACGATTCAATGTCTCATCCGACATCTTACGATTCAAATGTATTCTTAAAACCATCAGCACACGGTCTTGTAAAATTCGGTGAATATGCAATGACACAATCAGCAACGATAACTGGATACATCGAGATTGTTACCGCAGATGGAAAAGTTAGAAAATTAGCGGTAATAGATGACCAAGATGAATACCAAGAACAATATCAACCGTTATAGGGAGAATCCCTCCCTTTTAAATCTTTAATGGAATAATCCAAGGTTCAACTCCTTGGGGAGATATATGTCACAAATAGAATGGTCTATAAAAACTCCTGCGGAGTTCATATGCACTGACAATTATTACCTTATAAAAGGTAAGAAATATGCCAGGGTAACACGAATTAATAGCGTGATAGATAAACCGGAGTTACGCAATTGGTATGCAAAAACTGGTGCAGCAAAAGCAAAAGAAGTTCTAAAGAAACGTGCAGGATTCGGGTCAACGGTTCATAAACTCATTGAAGTATCATTATCTGGTGAAGTGATAAGCAAGGATAATTACGATGAGTTTCTTATGGAGAGTATAGACTTATTCAACAAATGGAAAGCAAAACATGAATTACTGCCAGAAGCGATGGAACAACACCTTTGGAGTGAAAAATATCAATATGCAGGAACTTGTGATTGCATCTGTAAACTCGATGGCAAACTTATGATTCTCGATTGGAAAACATCAAGAGGGATATACGATGAATACTGGTTGCAAATGTCCGCATACGTTCAGGCATTTTACGAGTTAACAGGATTAAAAGTTGATAGTGTTGGAATACTTCAAATACGAGATGGAGAATATCAGTTTATAACAAAGACATACGATGAAATAATGAGCAAATATTTTAATGTCTTTATTGCAGCACAGATAATTTACAATTGGAAATATGGTGAGGAAAAATGAAACACTATATTATAGTTCAACCAAAGGAATACGGAACATATTTCAGGGGAGATACCGTATATACTCAAATTAGTATTAAAGAAATTCTAACTAATGCACTAACAGACCCAAGTGATGTTAGCATATCAATAACAACACCATGCGGAGTTGCAGTTGTAACTGACGATGCAATGGTAAATAGTGCCGTTGGTTATTATGATTATGATTACTCAATACCAACTGACGGATGTTTTGGTATTTACACAATTGAGATTTCAACAGCAACGGAAAATTCACTTACTTATTTCAACTTCGTTTTATTTCCTTGGGATGTTTTATCAAGAATACGTGAATTATCTGGTGCATATCAACAATCAGATATGTCCGATTACAAACTTGCAATCATAGCGTGGAGTTCATATAAAGAGACACTCGATGAAATCTACGAGTTGCACTATAAAGAAAGACCACTTTGTAATTCTGATGGTGAGTGGTTCGATGGTATAAATACAGATTTCAAATTAAAAAATTATCCGTTTGCAGACCACAATGGAGATGGAGTTATAACAGGACACGGAGAACTTGCATGTTGCTGTGAAGATATTACTTTCAGATACTACGACCAAACTACAAAAACAGAAGTTGCGGGAAATGTAGAGGTAGTAGATGCCGATAGTGGATTAATACAACTTACAACACTTGCGGGAACACCAGTTCCGAGTAATATTTGCAGACCTCAAGTTACATACTACGTTAAATCAAACACATATAATGAAGAACTAATGCGTGAAGCGGTAGCATATCTTTCTGCACATAAAGCACTCGTTGCAATGCAAAGTTTACAAAAAGCAACACTTGCTGACTTGCAATCAAATCGTGACATAGAAAAACAGAGGTTCATAACGATGTATGAATCACTCGTTGAGAGGATAGGTTTCCCCGTAATAGGTGGAGGAAAGTAATGGCATATTCGTCTTATGACCCTCGAACTGAAATACGATTAAATCTTACATCAGAGGTAGATTTATTTTCATCTGGTGTTAATCAACGTGTCATATCAATTTTGAATACAGATGGAAATACATATGAAATACCAATCTACTTAACGGAGGAAGTAAAATCAGATGCACTACCTCCAATGCCGTTTATAGTATTTGGATTACTTCATAATAACTCACTACCGCAAGATATAGGTGCGGAGACACGAAAGGAACGTGCAATAATAGATTGCCACATAGTTTACCAGAAACACGATGATATAGACCAACACACACTTGGATTTTTAATAGCAAATAGATTAGTTGGACTTGTCATGGCAAAACAGACACAATTAA